TTCACTAAGATCATTTGCCGCGCGGTCCCACGAAAGTGCGAGTCGTCCACGATGGTACTTGGACTTGATAACCTTGACGCGTACGATGATATCACCTCTCCACCACTGAAACATTTGTGACAAGTATGACATTGGTGTGTGAGCCACTTCATTCGGTGATGCAGCTGTGTAACGGGTAAACGACAAGGGGGACACTGCCCATGTGAAGAGACTCGAGCCGATAGGAGCCGTGGCACCCGATACAGGCCAGTCGATAGCTGTCATGTACGATTCACGCTGTACGAAATTGCTAATGGCGAGCTCATCTTCTTCACGTCCACCAAACTGGGATGACCCAAGACACGTCTCCTGCTTCGGTTGTAAAGAGAGCTTGTTAACGGGCTCACTAATCGATGATGACGCCATCTGAAACGGCATTATCTTAACAGGGCCCACATCCGAGACATTGGGAACATTCGTGTATCCAAATGCGCTTGCCACCTCACCGGCAGCGGTTGCCATTTCCGCAGTAGCCATAGCGTAAGGTCCAATGCCAGGAACCCACGAAAGGGCTCCCGCCACTTCTGCTACACCGGAAGCTATCTCAGAAATCTGCGGACTATCGCGATACTCTTTAGCTTCTGCTGAGGCTTGAACCGAAGTGAGTGTACGCTCAGACTGGAGAATAGCCTGGTCACTGGGTCCGGATAACTCAACGTCCTCAAGCCACGCGTACACAGCGATATCGAGATTCTGTGCGTTGGTTCCATTCGCGCTCAGAAGAGGTGCGTACTGGAAGAGCTCAACCTTACCCAAATCATTCATAGTCTGTTGAGACTGAATGTCGATGTACGGGTAGGGCCAAAGGAATGGCAATGTCATCTCGGCAGTTGAAAGGCTTTGAGGATTTAGCCATACACCTGGCTTCTGTGAACTAGCAACTAGAGTGATGTTGGAGATTGCACTGTAGGCTGTGTCGGTACGAGCTACGAGGGGTGTGTAGCAGTGCCACATGGAACCGTAGTAAAAGGGACTACCATTAATCAAAACCTTGATTCGCATGTTCGCTCGGAGGAGAGAAAAACCGAACAACTTTTTCTGTATGTTCGGATTGGAGAAGTAGAGACCCCACGGCCGATATGTGGTCTTAAGTCCATCAGCACCATTTTCAGCCCATTGATAATCGAAGATTTTCAGAGGGCGGCTAAGATACTCACCGAGTTCTTGCGGAAGCTTGCTCTCTTTGGCAACAGGATTAGCCTTAGCCTGGTTGATCTCTACTGCACCTTGGGGTTCGTTTGCGAACGTCATCTGCTGATAATGGACATCACTGTTCCCCGTAGTATCAGAGCCGGCATACACCTTCTCAGATTGAAGCTCCGTTGAGCCCCATGCATCCACTTTCCAGCGCCTACGTTGTTTTGCTCGGAACCGTGCCAAAGTGCACACTTTCTTTGCTGTGTTGGTATCCAGTTTACGGACTGGAGTGCACGGAACGTTGTAGTAGTCGTTCTCTACTTTCATAAAGTTCTTGGTGTGCCATTGATTTTCGAGTCGGAAGCGCGGCATAGCGCAGCCGACCTTATCTGAGCTTTTGGAGTCTAACCGGTCTCCTCGCTGAATAGCAACTTCGGGGGAACGCCCCATGGTGAGATGCTCCTTCAGTTCCACGCTTCTCTCTGACTGGATCAGACTTGAGTCGTCGAGACAGTAACTAACTGATGGAGTGCACTTTTGGCTGAGACCTGTGCTAAGGCCTAATGAGGGACTGCTTTCAACAAAGCGTTGTCTAAGCTGGTCCCATGTTGGAAGCGGATATTGAACAAGCGCTTCGCTGAAGGAAAGAGACTTCGGTGCGTCGACCAACATTCGTTTGAAGGATTCGAAGAAATCTCGTCCGTGATAGAAAGCCTCACTGACAGCACTACCGCACGCCTGAGCTAGCTGAGCTCCAGGGCTCTCGGTGTTTGAAGGAATGCTGTAGCACAGCATCTTGATGAGGGACGCCTTGTCCAACGGAGCAACTTTGACAGGAAACTCTTCATGGTCAGCAAACGTCCGCTTGAGGAAAGTGACTTCTTCAAGGGCGATGTAAGGTCGCGATTCCGAATCTTTGTCAGCCATGGTGTACTCAATGCCCATGTTCCCAAAAACCTCCTGAATGGTAGTATGATTGTACGTTGGGCAAGCATTGTCAACCTTAATAAACACATCATCCCCAAGAGTACAGATGCGTACTAAATCCCAGAAGTTACCGGACGAGGTCTTCTTGAAGGCGTAGTAATGCAGGATAACGTTGGCTGTCGAGTTGTAGATAGTTGTCAACTGATGACCAGAGATCTCGCCACCGAGGAGAGTGATGACTGTGCCAAAAAAATCCACAGTAGGATGGACAACGTCTGCGAGCATTGCTTCAAACGCCAACAACTCTTCTGGACGGTAGTTTCCCGAACGTTCTGCCAGAGCGAGAAGAACCTTTTTGACTGCATTGAGGATGGTAATCGAGAGAATCTTGTCAAAACCTTTGAAATCCCCTGCAACCCAGTTCTCACCCTCAGGTTCATTCATATGTTCAAAAAGTGCATGCCACTCATCGGAGTGTGTGTTGAGACCAACGGCGTTGCCGAAAAGCAATCTACGACGAATCATAACGCGGGTCAAACCTAGAGTTTGGGTTCTGAGCAGAGTTAAGAACCATAGCTGGCACATGAAGAAAACACGTGTCTTTTTAGCCTTCAGCTTCTTGTAGGAGACGAACTCGTCCTTCAACTGCGCTGAGGCGATGGGGTGACAACGGATGCCCTTCTTGTAGAGTTCCCAGTATTCATTGATCTTCTCCTCAACTTCATGCTTGTAACGCCGATAATCCTGCCAAGCTCCCACCTTCCCTAGACTCTCCATATATAGCTTCTTGGGGCCAGGGTAACCAAAACCCCCTGACGTTCTGACCTTCTGTGCGTCTACGTTGGGCACACCGGGATAGCCACACACTGCAACGTCGACGTTCACGGGATGAATGTCCTCCCAGTCCTCGACAGTGAGATTAGCAGAGAAATGCTCGATCATGTCATTAACAACCTCATTGAGACAATCTTCATCGATGGAATGAGTGGGAGTAAGATATTCCTTGAGAGCGATCTGTGGGGGTTCCCAACCGGTCATGACTGGACGGTGGAGGTTATCTTCTGATTTAATTCCGTACTCACACGAGTGCTCAAAAACAAAAGAAGCGATCTCGGACTTAACTCCATTAGCCTTCATGCGAGGACGAAAACCGGGGTTGCCTCCATGAACCATCATCTTGCCGGTCTCATGGAAATCAGTGAAGAGCTTAGTATCCTGGACAAGGTCGAAACCAAGGTCTAGTTCTCCACACTGGACAGAACTCGTGCTTGTATGGTCTTCAAACCAGAATGGAGTTGCTGACGCTAAGCGCTGTTGAGGCGACCAAGCGTAATGAATGCCTACAATGGCGGGCCCCCATTTCGTCTCCATGACAAGGATCGAGCCACAATCACCTGCTTGGGTAGGTTGTTCAGGACGTGTGTGAATTCCAATCACGTCAATGCCGGAAGAATCCATGATATGTCTCGCCCAACGAGGAGCGACAGCCTTCAACTTCTTAATCTCGCCATTAGTTTGCTTGATAAGGTAGTAACCATCAAATGATAGGTTAGTACCCTTCTTGACAAAGCTTGTGGTGATGTTCTTGAAGATGGCCGGAAGCCCAAGAGTGGTAATCCATGTCAAATCCCGCTTTTTATCAGTTCTAAGCATGCCAGGAGATAAGGTGATCTCGACGTCTGGTCTAACGCCGGCCAACTTAGTGCTGCCAAAATGAATGATCATCTTCTTGGCATCCTTGAGCGAGTGGGCGTTGATGAGAACGGTGTTGCAGTCTAGAACAAGGGCGCGAGTTGGAACTGTGAAATGGCCCTCTTCAGAGACGCCATGGATAGTAACACACACTAAGTTGTTAACAAGCTTTTTCTCGAGCTGTGAGAGGTTTGTGCATCTCCCAGGTAAGAACGATGCTGACGTTACGTCCCGTTCGGTACACACCCATGGGTTGACCTTATCGTCACCGCGAACAACAGGCATTCGACCGATCTCACGAAGCGCCGCTACCTCCTGGACAACAACAGGTGTCTCAACGAGAGGTTGCTCGGGTTCAACAACCTTGACCTGTAATTTAGTGCCCTCTGAGCTGATTCTCGAATCCTGCTGGGAAAAAATCTTCCTCATGGTCCACATAACACCGGTAACAATAGCGGCAAAACCAGCAAGTCTGACAATCTGAACGAACCAATGTCCTCCCAATAGCTTCTCGTCATGGAGACGAGCTCCCTGAACAACAAGTTGCTGCGTTAGGGTGGGACTTTCGGAGAAGATCCAGCGGATAACAGCGCGGGCTTTCTTCGAACCAAGAACAAAGTTAACAGGCTGGCGAACCCACCACTTGTCTAAGTACCAACACACTGCTTGCTTGATGACCGCATCTCTCCATCCACGTTCTTGCGTAAGATCAAACAACTTCTTAACGCTGTTGCGAGCAACAATGTCAATCTTAGTCTTGAAATAGTC